GCACCGAGGCACTGGCCGAGCGGTGGGCCAGCTTCGGCAAGGGCCAGGGCCCGGTCGTCACGGCGCGCAGCCTCGTGCGCCTGGCGGCGGACCACGGCTGCCGCGTCAGCCTGCACGGCACCGCCAGCGCTGCCGAGTTCGACAGCATCGCCGACGCGCCCCCGCCCGCCCCCGGCAAGCCGACGCGCTTCACCCCGATCCCGGTGGCCGACTTCGCAGGCCGCCCGGCGCCGACCTGGATCATCAAAGGCGTGCTGCCCAAGGCCGAGCTGTGCGTGCTCTTCGGCCCGTCAGGCTGTGGCAAGAGCTTCATCGCGCTCGACCTGGCCATGGCCATCGTCCAGGGGCTGCCCTGGCGTGGCCGGCGGGTCAAGCAAGGTCGTGTGGTCTACCTGGCCGCCGAGGGTGCGGGCGGCTTTCGCAACCGCTGCGTGGCCTATGCCGAGGGCAAGGGCCTGGACCTGAAGGATCTGCTGCTGGATGTCGTCACCGACGTGCCGAACCTGGTGCTCAAGGAGGACGCGCTGGCGCTGGCCAAAGCCCTGGGCCGCTGCGACGTGGTCTTCGTGGACACCTTAGCCCAGACCACGCCGGGCAGCGACGAGAACAGCGGCGAGGACATGGGCAAGGCCCTGAGCCACTGCAAGGGCATCCACCGCGCCACCGGCGCGTTGGTGGTCCTGGTGCACCACGCTGGCAAGGACGCCAGCAAGGGCGCCCGGGGCTGGTCCGGCATCCGGGCGGCGGCCGACGCCGAGCTGGAGGTGATGCGCCTGGCCGGCGGGCGGCTGATGCGCACCAGCAAGCAAAAGGATGGTGACGACGGGCTTGAGTGGGGCTTCGACCTAGAGGTCGTGCCGATCGGCGTGGACGAGGACGGCGACGTCATCTCCAGCTGCGTCGTGGTCGAGAAGGAGATGCCCACCGTCACCACGCTGCGCGTCATGGGCCCGAACGAGTCGGTGGTCAACGAGGTCATCCAGGAGATGGGCAAGGGCCAGACCAGCGGCATCGAGGTGGGCCCCGTGATCGCCGAGGCGGTGCGCCGCATGCCCGAGCCGGTGGACGGCAAACGCGACACCAGGCGTGCGCGGGCCCGTCGGGCGCTTGAAAGCCTGTGCTCGGGAGACGACGCACCGTACTGGCTGGGTGAAGACAACTGCGTTTCAATCTGCTGAGGATTGCAATCATGCAAAACACCGCACGTTCACGACTCTGCGGCGCTTTGCATACTTGCTGTTTTCAAGCCTTGGAAGTGTTGTGAAAAAGAGACCAACGCGTGCAACGTCAGTGCAACGTGGCATCAACGTTGTAGGTAAAAACCCGTGCATTTGACAACGCAACGCAACGTGTGTCCTTAGGACACGTTGCGCGTTGCAATGCGCGGTGCAGCTCGGCGATGCGTTGAAAGCAAGACCATGAAGAAAAAAGCAGGAACGTTCAAAAAGGACTGGAAGATGACACACGCGCAGAAAATCGCAGACTCGTCAGGCCCGGCACCGACTGGAAATGACAGGCGCCCGAAGCTGAGCGACGACGAGGTCGACAGGCTGCGAGTCATGCACGAGGAGGACGGCTGGGGCTATCGGCGCCTGGCGCGCCACTTCGACACGCCCCGCGACACGGTGCGCAGCTTGTGCAAGTACCGGCGGCGCTGACGGGGTGCACTGGTGCACGGCGCCGCGATAGATTCACCCCACCATGGCCCACCACCGATTCCCCTGGCGCGAGCCCTTCCTCTCGGCCCTGACCGAGTACCCCGTGCTACAGCACGCGGCCGACGCCGTTGGCATAGACCGTTCGACAGCCTGGCGCGCGATGCAGGCCGACAAGGCGTTCAAGGACGCCGTGGACGAGGCCATGGAGGCGGGCATCGACCGGGCTGAGAGTGCGGCATTCAAGCGCGGCGTGCACGGCTGGGATGAGCCTGTGGTGCACCAAGGCCGGGTGGCCTACGCCTACGAGCGCTACGTCGATGACGACGGCAAGGAGCAATACCGCCAGCTCCTGGACGACCGCGGCCAGCCCGTCCCGCTGACGATCCGCAAGCACAGCGACACCCTGCTGGTCAAGGTGCTGTCTGCCCGGCGCGCCAGCTACCGCACCGAACGCACCGAACTCACGAGCCCCGACGGCAGCATGAGCCCCGTCGACGAAACAACCCGGGCAGCGCGGGTGTCTCAGCTGCTGGAACTGGCGCGGCTTCGCAAAGCCGCAGAGGACATGGGATGACCGACAAAGGCCTGCTTGGCGGCGATGACTGCCTACCCCTTGGTGCGCCCGTTCGAAGCGCTCCAGCGCCCGCCCCGGCCCCTCGCCGGGCCGTTCCTGCCGCCCCGCCGGGTTTCGCCGTCGGGGCTGACGGCAAGATGAGCACCAAGGACTACCCGTCCAAGCTCGCGGCGGCCGTTCTGGCGCTGGCGTGTGGCACCAGCTTCGGCGCCGCGCTGCTGGAGGCGCCGACGGCTGACGGCTGGGTCACGCTGCATAGTGAGGCTGGCACCTGCGTGTCCGGTGCGCGCAAGGCCGAGTGGAGCTACAGCGCGGGCGGTGCGGCCCTGCTCGGCTGCTGGCGGCTGTCCGATGGGGGTGTGGCTGTCGCCTGGCTGGATGGCTACTCCAGCTTCGTTCCCCCCGGCCTGCTGTCTAAGGTCAAGCCCCTTTGACCGAGGTCGAGTTCCGCGAGCTTGAGCGCTACTTCACGGACGAGGAGCGGGCCGAGCTGTCCGGCCTGCTGGCCGCCGACATTGACGACGCACCCTGGCGGCCATTGCCAGGGCCGCAGACCATGGCGTACCACAGCGAGGCGGACATCGTCGGCTACGGCGGCGCGGCCGGTGGCGGCAAAACTGACCTGCTGGCCGGGCTGGCGCTGACCAAGCACAAGCGCTGCTTGGTCGTGCGGCGCGAGAAAGCCCAGACCGAGGGCCTGGTGCAGCGCATGACTGAGCTGGTCGGCCACACCAAGGGCTACAACTCGATGAAGGGCATCTGGCGCCTGCCGACTGGCAGTCTGCTGGAGCTTGCAGGTCTGGACAACGAGGGCGATGAACGCCGGTGGCAGGGCCGCCCGCACGACCTCAAAGCGTTCGACGAGGTGACCGAGCAACGCGAGGCGCAGGTCAGGTTCGTGATGGGCTGGATGCGCACCAACGACCCGACGCTGCGCAGTCGGGTGCTGATGACCTTCAACCCGCCGACCACGTCCGAGGGCCGGTGGGTGATCGCCTTCTTCGCACCCTGGCTGGACAGCAAGCACCCGAACCCCGCGGCGCCGGGTGAGCTGCGCTGGTTCACGACCATCAAGGGCAAGGACGCCGAGGTGCCGGACGGGCGCAGCTTCGTGCTGGGCGCGCAGGGCCAGCGGGTCTATGACTTCGACCCCGACAAGCATGCGCGTGAGGACATCATCAAGCCCAAGTCGCGCACCTTCATCCCCGCGCGCTTGACCGACAACCCGTACTACATGGCCGGCGACTACATGAGCACTCTGCAATCCCTGCCTGAACCCCTGCGCTCGCAAATGCTCAAAGGCGACTTCACCGCCGGCATCACCGACAGCGAGTGGCAGGTCATCCCGACCGAGTGGGTCGACATCGCCATGGCGCGGTGGACGCTGCTGTCCCCCAAGCCGCCGATGGACAGCCTGGGTGCCGACGTGGCGCGCGGCGGCGAGGACGGCAACGTGTTGATGCGCCGACATGGGTTCTGGTTCGACCAGCCCCTGGTCTACCCCGGGCGCGAGCACAAGACGGGCCCGTCGGTGGCCGGCCTGGTGATCGCCGCGACGCGCGACCACGCCGTGGTGCACATCGACGTGATCGGCATCGGCGCCTCGCCCTACGACTTCTTGGTCGAGGCCAGCCAAGACGTGATCGGCGTCAACGTGGCGGAAGGATCCGGCGCCCGGGACAAGTCCGGCCGGCTTGGCTTCGCGAACCTGCGATCCGAGCTGTGGTGGCGCATGCGCGAGGCACTCGACCCAGAGGCGAACAACGGTATCGCTCTGCCCCCCGACCCCAGGCTGCGCGCCGACCTGTGCGCCCCGCACTGGAAGCCCAAGAGTGCTGCCGTGCAGGTCGAAAGCCGCGAGGAGATCGTCAAGCGCATCGGCAGATCCCCCGACTGGGGTTCGGCTTGCATCCTGGCGCTGATGGACACCCCGAAGCGCCACGACATCCTGGCCGCCGCCAAGCAGCGCCAGCGCGCGGATTACGACCCGTTCGATACGCCGGGGGTGCAGGGTTCGGGGCTGCGCGACTACGATCCTTTCAGTTTCAACTGACTGGACCCATGACGTGAGCTTCCTCGACAGCTTTTCGAAGCTCGTCACCAACGTCGGTGAAGGGGTGCAGGACCTCGGGCACAACCCGCTCAAGGCGATCAAGGACGGCCTGCACGACAAGGCCACGCTGACGGCGCTGGCCGTCGCTGCGGGGGGCTACGCCGCCATGGATGGTGGGTTGCTGGCAGGCGCAGACGCCACCGCCGCCACGTCGGCCACCGATGCGGGCTTCGCCACGCTGCCCACAGGCACCGGCCTTGGAGCAACGACGGCGCAAGGTGCGGGCGCACTGGCGCCGGCAGCGCAGGGCGCAGGTGCCCTGACCTCGGCCGCCGCGCCTGCTTCATCCGGCATCGCCCAGTACGCCACGATGATGAACGCGCAGAAATTGCTCGCAGGGATGCAGATTGCCCAAGCCCTCAGTGCGCCGAAAATGCCCGACGCCACACCCCCGCCCAAGGCCGCCCAGACCCCGGGTCTGCAGAACGCCCGGGGCAACCTTGCAGGTGCGGGGGGCACGCCCGGCGTGGCATCGACTTTCCTCACCGGCACGTCGGGCGTCGACCCGAGTCTGCTGAACCTGGGTCGTTCGACCCTGCTGGGGGGCTGACGCGTGGCCGACGAGATCATCCGGACCCAGGACGTGCTGACCCGCTGGGGCCAGCTCAAGACGGAGCGCTACAGCTTCTTCACGCACTGGGCCGAGATCACGAACTTCGTACTGCCGCGTAATGGCAGGTACTTCGTGCAAGACCGCAACCGCGGCTACAAGCGCCACAACAACATCATCGACCGCGCCGGCACCGGCGCCCTCAAGGTGCTGGCCGCCGGCATGATGGCCGGCATGACGAGCCCGGCCAGGCCATGGTTTCGCATGGAGACGCGCGACCCCGGCATGATGAAGTCGGGGCCGGTCAAGATCTGGCTCAGCCAGGTCACGCAGACCATCCTCGACATCTTCCACGACGGCAACACGTACCGCAGCCTGCATGCCATGTACAGCGAGCTGGGAGCGTTCGGCACCGCCGCGGCCGTGGTGCTGGAGGATTACGACGACGTGATGCGCCACTACACGCTCACGGCCGGCGAATACTGCATCGCCCAGAACTGGCGCGGCGACACGGACACGATCTACCGCGAGTTTCAGAAGACCGTCGTCGAGGTCGTGAAAGAGTTCGGCATCGACAAGGTGTCGCCTGCCGTGCGCCGCATGTACGACAACGGCAACCTGGGCAGTTGGATCACGATCGTTCAGGCCATCGAGCCGCGCGCCGACCGCGACCCGCGCCTCAAGACCGCTGACCACAAGGCCTGGGCCTCGATCTACTACGAGCTGGGCGCGGACAAGGACAAGCCCCTGCGCGTGTCCGGCTACGACTACTTCAACGTGCTGGCCCCTCGCTGGGATGTGGCCGGCGGCGATGTCTACGGCAACAGCCCGGGCATGGACGCCCTGGGCCTGGTCAAGCAGCTGCAGCAAGAGCAGCTCCGCAAGAGCCAGGGTATCGACTACATGACCAAGCCCCCGCTGCAGATGCCCACCGGCATGAAGAACCGCGAGGTGGACGTCATGCCGGGCGGCGTGAGCTACCTCGACAGCACGCAGGCGCCGGGCGCGCGCAACTTGTTCCAGGTCCAGCTTGACCTGAGCCACCTGTTGGCCGACATCAACGACGTGCGCAACGGCATCAACAGCTGCTTTTACGCGGATCTGTTCCAGATGATCTCGTCGCAGCCGGCCGACGGGCGCATGACCGCGACCGAGGTGGCCGAGCGCCACGAGGAAAAGCTGCTGATGCTCGGCCCGGTGCTGGAGCGCCTGAACGACGAGATGCTCGGCCCCCTGGTGCGCATGACGTTCCAGCGCGCACTGAAGGCCGGCATCCTGCCGCCGCCCCCGCCCGAGCTGCACATGGAGCAGCTCAACATCAAGTTCGTCAGCATGCTGGCGCAGGCTCAGCGCGCGATCGGCACGAACTCGATCGACCGCTACGTGGCCAGCCTGGGCGCTGTGGCGCAGTTCAAGCCCGAGGTGCTCGACAAGTTCGACCCGGACGCCTGGGCCGACGCCTACGCCGACATGCTGGGCGTCGACCCCACGATGGTTGTGCCCAACGCCCAGGTCGCACTGATCCGCGACAAGCGCGCCCAGCAGCAGGCCGCCGCGCAGCAGTCCGCGATGCAGAACCAGCAAGCCGACACCGCGCAAAAGCTGGCCCAGGTGCCCACCCAGGGCGGCCAGAGCACCGCGGCCTCGGACATCGTGAACCAGTTTTCGGGCTACACCAGCCCATCCCCTGAGAGGATCTGACTATGCTGAAATTCGCACCCGTCCTGCTATCACAGCGTGGCCTGGGCACCGGCAACCCGGCCATGCAGATGACCGAGTTCAACGGCCTGGCGGTCACGCCGGCCGACGGCACCGACCTGCCTGGCGGCATTTGCAAAGGCCTGCTGGCCACCGGCGCCGGCAACATCAACGTCAACCTTGTCGGTGGCGGCACTGCCGTGCTGACCGGCCTGAGCGCCGGCCAGGCGCTGCTGATCGAGGCCACACGCGTGCTGTCCACCAGCACCACCGCGACCGGCATCGTCGCGCTCTACTGAGGCAACCATGGCCACCGTCGCACTCGCCAAAGCTGACTTTCTTGAGCACGCGCTCTACACCTGGACGCCGCTCACCACCACCAACGCCGACGGCTCAGGCGCGGGCTACGCCGGCGCGGGTGACCGATCGGTGCAAGTCAGCGGCACGTTCGGTGTCGGCGGCACCTGCATCGTCGAGGGCACGCTCGACGGCACCAACTGGTTCGCTGTCAACGACCTGAGCGGGGTGGCGATGACATTCGCCACCGCCGGCATCAAAGGCATCCGGGAGGATGTCATCCTGGTCCGCCCCCGCGTCACCGCGGGCGACGGCACTACCTCACTCACCGCGGTTTTGTGCGTCCGGAGGCTCACCAGTGGCTATTGATCTGACCCGCGCGGCCGAGGACGCCCAGCGTCTGATCGGCGTCCTGCGCAGCATCGAGTCCCTCGCGACCGCGCTGACCGAGATCGGCAGCGTCCAGCAGGCCGCCACCGAAGCCAAGGCGCGGCTCGACGACATCCGCCTCGAAGTCGCCACGGCGCAAGCCGCGGCGGATGTCGAGCTGGCCAGGCTGCAAGGCCAGGTGGCCAGTGCCAACGCCGCGCTGCAGGCTGCCAACGGCCAGGCACAGGCCATCCTGGGCGCCGCCAGCGACCAGGCGCGTGCACTGGTCGAAGCCGCCCAGAGCGACGCCAAGGAGCTGATCGACGCCGCCGGCCAGGCCGCCGATGAGTCCGAGCGCCGGGCCCGTGTGGCCTCCGATCAGGCTGCGCTGCTCGATGGCCTGGCCGCCGACGCGCAGGCGCGTCTGGCCACCGCCAAGGCTGCGTTCGCCGAACTGGCCGCCAAGATCGGGGCCTGACGTGCAGCACGACGCGACACCCGCGCCGCGGTTCCGCTACGACGCCGAGTGCATCGCGCCGGATGGGTCTGTGCGCTGGCGCGACGGGTTCGACAACCTCGTGACCACGGTCGGCAAGACGTTCCTGATCGACACGGTGTTTAAAGGTGCGGCCTACACGGCCGCATGGTTCCTGGGGCTCAAGGGCACCGGCACCGCCGCGGTCGGCGACACCCTGGCCAGCCACGCCGGCTGGGCCGAGGTCACACCCTACGCCGGCAATCGCCCGGCCATCACGTTCGGCACCACCAGCGGCGGCAGCAACACCGCCACTGCGGTCAGCTATTCGATCAACGCCACCGCCACGGTGGCTGGCGGCTTCGTGTCGTCAGTGAACACCGGCACCGCGGGCACGCTCTACAGCGCTGGCGACTTCGCGGCGGCCCGGTCGGTGCTGAGCGGGGACACCCTGAACGTGACGCTGACACTGTCGGCGACCTGACATGGCCGACAACAGCCT